GTGTCCGCCGCCTCGCTCCCGTCGAAGAAACGACCGGATCTCTGCGCCGGCGGAGCGATTACAGAACGCGTGAGCCGGCCGCGCGGATTCGTCTCCCCCCCCGCGCGCGCGCGGGACGGTGTGGTCTAGGTCCCAGTCGTCGCCGGGTCGGACGGGTGCGCCGCACCGGGAGCAGGGGAGGGGGAGCTGCGTCGACCAGTAGCGGCGGAGCTCGCGCCAGCGTCGAGTAGATCCGCGCGGGGTGAGTGCGCTCACGGCTTGCGCTCGATCTTCCCGGTCCCGTCGCAGCGCGGACAGCGCATGATCGGCCGGGTCGTTCGCCGGATCACGACTCCGCCGCTTCCCTTGCAGACCGGGTACGGTGTCGGCTTCGCGCTCACCGGCCGTCGCCCTCGCATCCGCGGCGGAACGTCGAGAGCTCCGGCGTCGTCATAGTCCGAGCCCGAGCTCGAGCTCGACGTCGACGAGCGCGGGCGCGGGTGGGGTGTCGGTCACGGTGAGGAACATGCCGCAGCGTTCTATCGCGAGCGCGACGTTTCGCTCGTCGAGCTCGACCCCGATCGAGTCTCGGCCTAGGCCCTCTGCGATCCGGAGCGTCGTCCCGGTGCCGGCGAACGGATCGAGCACTACCCCGCGGCGCCACGGTGCGCCACAGCCACAGTCGGACCACCCGCGGGTCTCGCGGATCGTCTCGCGAGCGCGGCCGTCGGCGCGGCGGTTCGCGCCCTGATCTCCGACGTATCCGGCGCCGGGTTCGTAGTTGCTGGCGTTCCAGTCTCCGACGACGGTCTCGCCGTTCTGATCGAGCCGGGTCTCGTCGACGAGCCGGCGGCGCGGTCGGCCGCATGAGGTACAGACGGCGCGGGGTGTCATCGCGTCGACTGGGATCGCGACGAGACGTTCGGGCCACGTCGCGAAGTGTGCGCCGGCGAACGGTTGCGTCGAGAGCTCCCAGTAGTCGAGCGGCGGAGTCCCGGTCGCGTTGCGTACCGCGTCGAGATCGAAGTAGCGGTCCCGAGCTTTGCAAGCGACGGTGAGGTAGGTCGTCGCCGGCCGGAACTTGTCGGAGAGATTCCCGACCGGCGGGTTCGGTCTGCACCACGCGACGAGGTTGCGGACCCGCCACCGCGGCGTGTCGCGGTCTGTCCAGGGGTTCCGACCGTACGCGAGCGCGAACGCGAACGTCGACGGGACGAGGCATAGCGACTTCTCGAGCGGCCACCCGGGGCCGTTCTTCACCGGGACGAGACGAGCGCCGCCGTCGGCGCCGTGTCGGAGCGTCTGCTCGCGTTCGGGGCGACGTTCTCGAGAGGGGACGAGCATCGTCCGCGCCGGCGCCGGGCCCATCCCGCGGCCGTTCGGATAGCGGGAGGTCCCGAGCTGATCGGTCCCCGACGCGGAGCCGCCGGCGTAAGAGTCCCCGAGCTCGACGACGAGCGAGCCGTGCGGCGCGAGCACCCGGTCGCACTGCTCGACGAGCTCGAGCAGGGCGTCGAGGTAGGCGCCGGGTGTCGACTCCGATCCGAGCTCTGATCGCTTGTCGGCGTGTCCCGGCGGGAGGTACGCCCGAAGGCCTAGAAACGGGGGGGACGTCACGACGAGATCGACGGATGCGTCCGGGAGTGTCGGCAGAATCGCGCGGGCGTCTCCGACCCGGAGCTCTGAGCTCACAGCGCCGGCGTGTCGACCACGACGCGCGACTGTCCCAAGATCGGACCGGGACAGTCGCCGGCGCTGCAGTAGGGACAGCGTTCGCCGGCGGCGAGAATCAGATCGTGTTCTGCGGCTTCGCGCTCGAGTAAGAGCTCGAGCGCGGTGCGGCCGTTCGCGGCGTCGTGCGCGACCACGGCCCGGGCGTAGCGCCGGGCGGCGGCGGCGAGCGCGGCGTCGGTCGTCACGGTCAGAGCCCGCGGTCGAAGTGCACGACCACCCGTTCGCCGGTGAATCGGTCCCGGATCTCGAGCCCGGCGAGCCGGCGCGCGCCGGCGCGGTGGTGCTCGACGGCGAGCTCCGGGTCCCGGGCGAGCGCGCCGGTCAGAACGCCGGCGAGGTAGTCCCGCAGATCCGCCGGCGGGACGAGCTCGTCGTCGTCGATCCGGAGCGCGAGCTCGAGCTCGTCGAGCTCGTCGTCGTCGGTCACCGCCGGCGCTGCGGGGTGTGGTGCCGGGTCCGGATCTGCGGATAGCGCCGGTTCACGGCGCGCTCGACGGTCGCGTAGCTGCCGGCGGTGTCGGCCCGGGCCGAATACGCGAGCGCGGCTCGAGCTCGTTTCGGGGTGTTGATCGGATAGGCCTTGCGGCCCTTGCCGCCGACGCGGGATCTCGTGCCATAGACCACGGACGAATTCGGGATCGCGCGGCGAGCGCGCGCGGTGAGCGCCATACCTAACCCCTCTCTCGTGTCGCCCGGAATTGTGCAGAGAGCTCGCGGATCTTGCGCCGGTTCATCTCGCGGAGCTCGTCGTCGTCGTCGAGCTCGTCCGCGTTACGCGTAACGGCGTTACCCGCGTTACGCGCGTTACCGTTACGCGCGTTACGTTCCGGGGTTTCGATCTCTCTCTCCTCCCCCGGAGGGGGAGAGAGAGATCGAATTACCCCGCCGGAATCGTAGGAATTCAGGGTGTCCTCCGCGTTACGCGTAACGGTGTCCGGACCGTTACGCGCGTTACGTTTCTGCGCTCTGTATCGCGCCTGCCGGCGGCGGTTCGCGGCCCGGTCCGGGTCGTCGTCGTCGAGCACGAGCGCCCAGTCCGTTTCACCCAATTGGATGAAGTGAGCAGCGCCGGCGAGCAACTTCTCGAGCGCGACGCGCGGGTCGTCGCCGGGTGTCAGACCGTAGATCGTCGCCCCGGGCATCACAGAACGCTCACGTCGAGCTCGATCGTCGCGCCGCCGTGAGTGTCGGCGTGTCGTTCGGCCGGCGCCCACGGACCGAAATAGGCGCCGCACCGGCGACAGTGGTAGCGGCGCGGGTTCGGGGTTCGGGGAGGAGTCCGGCCGCGCGCGGGAGAGTCCGATCGCCCGCGCGCGGCCGGGAGCTCGAGCTCTCCCCCGATCCGCTCCGCTTCAGCTCGAGCGTAAGCACGGACCGCCGCGGTCCGGAGCCGGCCGGCCGGGAGGTCGTCGAGCCGAAACGATCTCACCCGTCGGTCTCCGCGAGCAGAATCGCCGGCGCGCACTGCTCGAGGTAGTGCGCGAAATCGGACCCGGCATAGATCAGCGCGAGGGGTTCGCCGTCGCCGTCGTAGAGGACGAGACCGTCGTCGACCGGGGAGCGTCGAGCCTGCCACGGTCCCGCGCCGATGTACGCGGCGAGCTCGCGCAGACGAGCGTCTGATCGGCGGCTCACGGCCGCGGGTCCCGGCGTCGGACGATCACGTTCGTCCGGGGTGGGGTGAACGTCGTCGACCATGAAGGCCAGACCTCCCGCGGTCGTCTGCGCCACCGCCGGAGCGCGAATCCGGCGCCGGCGCCCAGCGTGAACGCGAGCGCGACGAGCACCCTAAGCCCCGGTCTCGTCGTCGAGAAAGAGACAGACGCCGGGCGCGAGCTCGACGCAAGGGATCGACCCGTCCGGACCGGGAGCGACGAGCACCCGGGCCGCGGTCGCGGCGACCGGGACGGACAGACCGGCGGCGACGAGCCGGGACATAGCCGCGGCGACGTCGAGCTCGAGCTCCGGCCAGCGCCGGCGCGACCCGCACCCGGCGCCGTTTCCGAGCGGGTGAACGTATCCGACCCGCGCCCAGTAGTCGAGCTGCCGGTAAGTCGCGCCGGTCTGCTCGAGCGCGGTCGCAGAGCTCACGGTCCGGGCGCGCTCGAGCTCGACGACGTTCGCCCGGGCGCTCACGGTTCGATCTCCGGCGTCTCCGGCGTCTCCGGGTCGGATCGGCGCGCCTCGAGGTCGTCGAGCACCCGGTCGGCCTCGTCGGCCGTGAGCTCGTTTCCGCTCGTGATCTGCCGACCGATGATCTGCGACATATCGCGCAGCCGGTCCCCGCGCTCGACGTTCTGCTCGCGATAGCGCGCCATGATTCGATTCCGTTGCTGCTTCGAGACCATCGCCGGCGCGTCGTCGGCGCGCACCGGCGCGGGTTCGGTAGCGTCGTCCTCCCCCGGGAGAGGCGGGAGATCCAGCGGACGGGGAGCGAGCGGCGCCGTCGGCGTCGCGCGTCCGGGTGCCGGGTCTCCCGCCGGTCCCTGCCGGCGGCGCCTTGACGTCCCGCGGCCGGCGGGACGTTCGGGAGCTGCGCCGGCGAGCTCGAGCTCGTCGTCGATCTCCTCCGTCGCGGCGAGACCGCCCACGACGTCCGCGAAGATCGCGCGCACGAGCTCCGCCGACGCGCGCGCGCTGAGCATCTGTCGCGGATACGACCGATAGTTCTGTCGGCCGGCGAGCCCCGCGGTTCGGGCGGTGTCCATTGTCCAAGTGATCCGGGTGATCTGATCGGAGCCGGCGCGCCGGCCACACCAGGTCGCGCGGGTGCTCGTGAGCTCGTCCGGCCAGAGGTCGTGTCCGGCGGCGAGCACGAGTCCGCGCTGCGTCTCCGCGAGCAGCGTCGGCGTCCCGTCGATCATCTTGATCCGCGCGATCGACTGCATCGGCCCGACCCCGATCTCGTCGCCGTACAGAATCGCGGCGGAGATCGCGGCCGGGTTATTGCGCATAGCGCGCGGGACGAATTCGGTCGACGCGACCGCTTTCGCGAGCTCGACCGCCGGGAGCATCAGATCGACCCACCCGCGCGCGGTTACGTGTCTAGATTCCCCCCCCCCCCCCCCGGGGGAGGATGGGTCGACAACGCGGACGAGCGACGTCATAGCGGCCGTTCGTCCCAGTCGAACAGCGCCGCGCCCGGGACCATCGTCGCCGGCGGTCCCCCGTTCGGCGCCGCGCGCCATTCTGAGTGAGCGCGCGCGTCGCGCGGATATATCCAGCCGACGATCGAGAGATCCGGCGGTTCCCCGACGACCAGGACGAACGGCTGATCGTCGGCGTCGTCGGGACGGATCACGAGCCGGCCGTCCCGGCGCCAAGTGGCGCGGACTTGTAGGCCGTCGACGTCTCCGCGGCGCTTGTCCCGGTCGCGCACAGACGGCGCCCAGTAGGTCCCGAGCGCTTTCGCGACCGCGAGTTCGCCTAGTGCGCCGGTGATATCCGCGGTGAGGCTGGGCGTCCCGGGGAGACGAGTCTGCGCGGCGCGATCCCGAACGGCGCGAGCGCGGGCGGCGCCGACGAGCGCGGCGTAATCGGTCTCCCACGGTTCGACCCGGACCCGGCGCGGGATCACGAGGCGGTCTCGAGCTCGCGGCGCTCGAGCGCGGCGCCGATGTACCGGGCCCGGTCCTCGTTCGTCTGCGTCCCGGCCGTGAACCGCGCGACCTGTTGGGCGTACAAGAAAACCCGGAACGTCTCGTCGGAGACGTCGACCGGATAGACGTCGTAACCGTCGGCGCGTAACCACACCGCGAACGCGCGCTCGATCGGCGGGAGCTCGAGCTCGACGCCGGCGTCGTCGATCATCGTCTCCGCGTGCGCGTACGCCGCGAGCTGCAGCGACGTCTCCGGCCAGATCCCCGACCCGCCGGTTTTCCAGTCGATCAGAACGACCCCGGGTTCGTCGTCGATCGTCGCGAGCAGATCGACCGTCCCCATATACCGCCACCGGCGCGAGATCACGGTCCGCTCGACCGCGAGCTCGACGACCCCGAACGCCTGCACGAATTCGAGATAGGCGTCGACGTGACCGATCAGCGCGTCCGGGATCTCGACCTCGAGCCCGCGCGCGAGCTCGTCCGCGAGCCGGTGCACTGCCGACCCGCGGCCGGCGGCGGCGTCGCGCTCGTTCCACGCCGCGCGCTCGAGCTCCCGGAGCCGCTTCGACGGGGTGAGCGCCGCGAGCTCGTCCCAACGATCGACGGCGTATCCGGCGACCGATCGCGCCGCCCAGCCGACGAGATTCCCCTTCGGGATGCCATCGCGCAGAATCGTGGTCACGCCGGCGACGGGTTCGCCGTCGAGAAAGTAGCTATGCCCCGAGCCGCGGTTCGTTCGTCGTGTCGGCGCCGGCATCGGTCAAGAGACCCGGCGCCGGCGCGGCTTCGCGTCGTCGAGCTCGAGCGCGGCGCGGGGGATGCGGACCGTCGTCCCGATCCGGATAGCCGGGAGTGTCCCGTCCGCGACGTGACGATAGATCGCTCGTGTCGAGAGGCGGAGCAGCGCCGCGGCCTCTGCCACGGTCAGAAACGGCGAACGGTCCGGCATCCCGCGTCCCCCTCCAGCGTCGGAGCTCCCCCGCCCCCCGCGCTGCCGGCCGTAGCGCGAGGGGGAACGTACCGTCCGGCGTATCCGGTGTCTAGTGAACACGACCGCGCGCCGGACGGTCGATCTACCACGGCGTAGGACGTTCTGCGACGTTCGTCGCGCCGGCGCGGCGCGTCGCGCCTAGTCCGAGACCGATCTCGTCCCGCGCGCGGATTCGATCTGCGACCACGACTCGTCGAGCGCCGCCGCCGCGATCGGATCGGACCCCTTGCGCCGGTGTCCGTAGGTCTCGTGAAAGAGCCGGGCGCCGTGACCAGTGCGCGCGGTCGCGGTCTGCGTCGGGACCCCGGCCGCGGAGAGCTCCGACGCGGAGACGTGTCGCAGATCGTGAAATTTGAGCTCGACCCCGGCCGCGTCCGCGGCCCGGCGCCACCGTTGCCCGATCGCCGCCGGCGACGTATGTCCGAGCTCGAGCTCGAGCGACCAGATCGCCCGGTCGTCGAGCGTGTCCGGGTCGACGCCGGCGACGAGCGCGAGCTCCGACTGCCGGCGATAGCGGTCCTCGAGCATCGTCACGACCGCGGCGCCGACGACCAGCGTCCGCGGGTCGCCGTTCTTCGTTCCCTTGCGGATCCAGACCGGACCCGGCGCGCCCTTGATCTTGCGCGTGATCGACCCCGTGATTCGGACCGTGCCGGTCCGGAGCTCGACGTCGCGCCACCGGAGCGCGGCGAGCTCCCCGGCGCGGGCGCCGGTGACGACCGCGAAGTGAACGAGATCGACGAGCTCGCGCAGACTCCGCGCGTGATCGAACGCCTTCGCGTTCGGACCCTTCCCCGCGCGGCGCGGACGAGCGGCGGCGTCGAGCACCCGGGAGACGTCCCCGAGCTCGTAATCGTCGACGACCGCCGGCCGGACCCTCGAGCGCTTGCCGCGGAATCGTTTCACGTCGCGGCAAGGGTTCCGCGTTGTCCACTCGTCGAGAACGTTCTCGATCGCGACAGACACGAGCCGGTGCACTTTCTGCGCGGTGCGGCGCGACTTCGGTCCCGGCTTCGAGACCGGGGAGTGTCGGCCGTCTTGAATCTCACCGTAGAACCGCTGCAATTGCGACCGCTCGAGCTTGTCGAGCTCGACCGCGCCCAACCACGTCGGCGCGAGGTAGGTATCGCGGGTGCTCGTGTAGGTGTTGAACGTCGCGGACTCGAGATCTCGCCCGACGACGAGCAGAAAGTGATTCACCGCGTCGAGCACCGTGCGCCGGTGACCGTCGGCCGGTCGGCGTCGATAGGACCGCTCGAGCTCGAGCGCCTCGTCGTAGGTGTCGACGGTGACGACGCGCCGGCGCCGGGAGCCGGCGTCGCGACCGGCGTAGTCGACCCGGACCTTGTAGCGGCCGTTCCGGAGCTTTTCGATCGCCATATTCGGACTCTTTCGTTCGGGTTATCCACAGGGTCCCGCGGCGCCGGATTCCCGGACCCTTGACGGGGGTTCGGGTCGTGACGGGTGTCGCGATCGGTGTCGCGCGGGGTGTCACAGACAGACAATAACGTCATACCGTGAGAATGGTGTGAGAGAGAACCGCAGATCAGAGCGGGGCCGTCCTATCTTGACCACCCTCCGTGCGTTCTGCAAAACCCCGAACGCGGGTTCGATTCCCGCCGCCGCCTCGTCGAAAACCCCCTAGAAATAGGGGGTTTTCACGTTCGGCGCTCGAGCGCCGGCGCCGGCGGGTGTCGCGCGCGGTGTCGCGGTCGGTGGCGCGCAGAAAACCCCCGACGCGGGTTCACCGCGCGAGCAGATAGACCCCGAGCAGCACCGCGCCGGCGACGATCAGCGCCGCGAGCAGCAGAACGAACGCCGCGACCGCCCAGTCCCGATCGGTCACGGCGACGAGCTCGAGCCGGGCCGCTAGTGCGTGAGCAGCGCGAGCGCCAAGAATCCGAGCCCCAGCGCCACCGCCGCCCGATAGACGTCTCGAGCCCAGCCGGCGACGATCGCCGCGATCGCGAACACGACCGCGGCCGCGACGAGATACCACTCCGGCGGACCGGCCGGCCGGTTCGCGAGGTAGGTCCCGAGCAGCGCGGCGACGATCACGACCAGTCGAGCTGATAGGTCCCGACGGCGTTATCGCCAAGATCGAACAGGGCGACGATCCCCCGGCCGTCCGGGCGTCCGTTGCTGTCGATCGTCGCCGCGATGTCGAGCAGACGCGATCCGGCCGCGATCACCCCCGGGTCGGACGAGACCCAAACCCGGTTAGCGCCGGAGGGCTTGTCGCCCCGGAGCGCGGCGCCGTTCTCGAGCAGAACACACGCGAGCGCGGGGACGGGTCGCGCCGTCGGGGTTCGGCCGGCCGGCTTCGCGGTCTGCGGGCTGGCAATGGTCGTCAAGAGCTCACCTCCGGATTCCGGGCCGGGCGCGGGTGCGCTGCCGGCGGTGCAAGCCGCGACGATCTCCGACCATCGCGCCATTGTGTAAGCGCCCGGGCAGACCGTCGAGCTCCCCGGGGAGTCCCGGTGCGCGCGCACGGTCGGCGCGTCGACGACGTACCCGCGACCCCGGGCGTCTGCGACCGCGGCGGAGATCGCGGCGAGATCGTCGTCGGTCACCGCGTGGTCCTCGCGATTCCCGGTCAGAACGAGATCGACCGAATCCCCGTTGAAATTCATCGTCGCGAACGAGGACCAGACATCGCGGAACCGCTCCCACGCGCCGGAGCCGAATCCGTAGGTGTAACCGCCGTGCGCGCATCGGCCGATGTTCTCCGGAGCTGCCGGCGCGCCGGCGCCCTCGTGATGGACGGTGACGAGCGAGACCGGCGCCGGCATTACTCGTCGCCGGCGTCGTCGGCGCGCTCGTCGTCCGGGTGCTCGTCGTCGGCGTCGTCGTCGGTCGCGACGCGCTCGTTCGTCTCGTCGTCGCCCGGGGCGTCGTCGTCGAGCTCTGCGGCGTCGTCCGGGCCGTTCGGTCGTTCTGTCTCCATAGCGTTTCCCCTTCGTTCTAGCGGCGTTCGAGCCGATCGAGCCGACCCTGATATCCGGCGAGGCGTTGCGGGAAGGTCCCGCGGTAGGTCCCGAGCGTGAGTCCGACGGTCTCGACTCCCTCGTCGTCGAGCTCGACGTCGACGCCGGTGATCCGATACGACGTATCGACGTCGAGCCGGCCGGACCGGACGAGTAGGCGCACAGTGTCACCTAACCAGGCGCGCGCAAGGTCGTAAGCGCCCGGGAGCAGCGTCACGTCGTAGGACGGGACGATCGTCGACGTCTCGACGATCTTCGCGTCGGCGTTCTGCGCGAGCGTCGGCGCGAGCTTGATATCCGGGTCTCCGAATTGGCGCTCGAATCGACCTTCGATCCCGGGCGCGACGGTCCGCGTCGTCGCCGCGATCGTGTCGGCGCCGGAGTAGCGGATCGCGTTCGCGAAGTCGGAGCTCTGCACCGTGCGCCGGACGTCGGTCACGTTCGCCCCATACTCGAGGACCCACGGCACCGGGTTACCGCGCTGCGGATAGAAGATCCGGAGCTGCCGGGTCGGACTCACGTCCCACTCGAAGCCGCCGATACACCGCCCGAGATTCCCGATCAGCTCCCCGATCGTCTGCCCGTCGTCGTAGGTCCGATCCCGCAGGACCCCGGTCGCCATATTGCCGAACGTGAGCCGCAGCGTCCCGAGCCTTTGCGTATCGTCGACTAACGCCTTGACGATCAGACCCTGATCGGTCGCGGTGAACGCCTTCCGCGACCCGGGCCAGATCATCCGCCGATCGAGCATCCCCCGGTAATCGACCGCGGAGAACGTGACGTCGTGCGCGTCGGCGCCGATCTGATCGTCGGAAGCGTTCACCCGTCCGAGAAAGATCGCGGACCCGTTGCGGGCGACGACGAGATCAGTCTCGAGCTCGTCGACGAGCGCGGCTTGCGGGTGTCGACCCGGGATCGTGAATGTCGCGGTCGCGGCGTCGTCGAGCGCGAACGAGACGCGCCGGGCGCGGGCTTCGGTGAGCTCCGCGACCCCGGCGCCGGACGGACGAACCGCGACGAATTGATAGCGCGGCAGATCGGCCGGGCCGGCGAGCCGCGGATCGAACGCGGCGGTCGTAATCATGCGGCGGCGAGCGCGTCCCCCACGCGATGCAACGACAATTCCACGACCCGCGCCGACGTCGGCGGGTTCGCAGTCCAGACGGCGCGGACGGTTGCGCCGTCCGCGAGCTGACGTAACCACGACCCCGCGAGATATACGGGCTGGTTCGGCGCGGTGGAGATCATCAGAAGCGGCATGCCCATCGTCGCGTTCGCGGCGTTGCGCAATTCGGCGCCGTACATTACGGCCGCACCCGTCGACGAGATCTGAAATCCGATCGCGTACAGCCCACCGGCGCCGGCGGGGACGGTGATCGTGTTCCCGGCGAGCCATCCCGCGGCGCCGCCGACAACGGTCGACAGGTTCATTACCGCAGCGTTCGCCCACGACCCCGCGGTCCCGCTGGCGACGATCCCGCGGGGGAGCGCCGGCGTCGCGGCGCCCGGGCGCCGGTCCGCGATGTTGCCGGCGACGATCGCGGCGAGCGCGGCCGGGATCGTGAGCTGCGCGAGCAGCAGACTCGACGGCGGGAGCGCCGGCGCGACCGGCGTCGCGGCGGCGGTGCCGGCGACGACCTCGAGCGCGGCGAGATTGTCGGTCCCGCCGACAAGCGCGGCGTCGTAAACATGAAGGACCACGAGGTCGATCCGCGACGTCCCCGCGCCCGGCGCGGCGGCGACGACGAGGTTCGCCGGCGCGAGCGACCGCGCCAGATATTTTCCCTGATCGGGCGCGTCGGTCCCGGTCACGACGGCGCGGCCGGCGGCGACGTCGACGGACATATTCGCGCCGGCGGCGCGCGGCGCGACGAGCAGATCGCCGGGCCGAACGATCCCCGGGATCGACCACAGCGCGTCGATCAGACTCCGGTCGACGGTCGCGCCGTAAGCCGCGTTCTGCAGCCAGAGCGGCGCGTCCGGGAGAATGATCGCCGGCGCCGGCGCCGATTGTCCGGCGGCTTCGGCCACGTCGGGAAACGTCATAGCGACCCCCTCACAGATACGCGTCTGTCCAGCTAATCCGGCATTGCGTCGGCGGACCGTACGCGGTGCCGGTGAATCGGAGCGTCGTGTCGCCCGGCTCGAGCGCGAACCACCGCGTCCGGGCGACGTCGAGATAGCTATAGCGGTCCGCGGCCGGGTCGCCGTCGGCATATACGCGCCGCGTCGCAGACTCGACCGTGACGTAGTGACCCTGCGCGATGTTGAGCCCGACGAACGCGATCTCGCCGTCCGCGTCGAGCTCCGCGATATTCGGATTCGTGATCGGCCCGAAAATCTCGAACGTCGGCCACGTCTCCGCGGTGCCCGCGACGTGAACGTCGACGGTCCCGGCGCCGCCGTACGCCGTCGGATAGACGCGGGGGAACACGAGGTCGTAAACCCGGCCGGCCGCGACCGCGAGCGGCGGCAGAACGATTTCCGAGCTCGAGTCGAGCGCGTAGAACCGCGGGTCGTTCGCGGATCGCCATGACGCGGCGAACGAGATCCGACCCGTCGACAGATGCTCGAGCGGCGCGGAGAACGCGTCGGCGCGCAGAACAATCGCCCGCGGTTGATCGCCGGCGAGCGCGACGACGAGCCGCGGCCGGACCCCGGGGACGCAATAGCGCGCGAGCCGATCGAGTATCGACTGCCGGCCGTTCTGCTCGTTCGGGATGATCTCCCCGGAGATCGTGACGACGCGCTGCGCCATGAAGCGGGAGTAATCCGCGACGCCGTCGCGGTCCGGGAGCGCGATCACGCTGTCGCGGACCTCCGGCCACCCGGTGTCGAGAACGACCGCCGCGATCCCGTTCACGAGCTCGAGCTCGAGCCGGTCGTCGTCGAGCTCGAGCGTCAGACAGTCGGCCACGGTCAGAGTCTCCCGGCCGTGACGAGGAATTCGGTCCGGCGGAGCAGCGTCTCGAGATCGGCCTCGTCGACGAACGTCGCGTTTTTGATCTCGAGCGCCGGCGCGGTGCGGGCGCGGTTCGGTCCGACCCCGGACCACGTTTCGCCGGCGTGAACGACCGCGAGCCCGGTCCGGGTGACGGTGCCGCCGGTGTCGAGTAGCGGGATATCCGGGAGTCCGATCGTCTGTCCCCCAAACGAGACCGGGCCGATCTTCACGGACGGGACCGTGAATTCGATCGCGTTCCACGCGCGCAGGATCGCGTTGATCGGACCCTTGAGGCCGTTCGCGATCGACGTCGCGAAGCCGACGACTCTCCCCACCGCGCCGGAGACCGCGCCGACGATCCCGGAGATCTTGTCGCCTATCCACGAGAACACGGCCGCGACCGCGCCGCGGATCGCGTCGACCGCGCCCTTGATAATCCCCCACGCGAACGTGAACGGCTTCGCGAGCATCGGTCCGAGCGACGACCAGACTCCCGCGATCCAATTCCACACCGCGAGCAGCGCGCCCTTCACCCGGTCCCAATTCCGGACGATCAGCAGCGCCGCGATCGCGAACGGCCCGAGCAGAATCGCGAGCAGCATCGGCCAATTCTTCTTGATCCAGTTCCACAACCACGCGAACGCCGCGCTCACCTTGTCCCAGTTCTTCACGAGAATGACGATCGCGGCGACGAGCGCGACGATCCCGAGGATCACCCAAGTGATCGGAGACGCCCACATAGTCGAATTGAGAACCATCTGCGCGACGGACCAGAGCTTGACCGCGACCACGACCGCGCCGATCCCGAGCGCGACCGGCGTCAGCCATGAAGCATTGTCCGCGAGGAATCCCGAGATCGTCTCGAGCACCGGACCGAGCTGATCGAGCACCGGCATTAGTCCCCGGCCGATCGACTCCTCGACCTCGCCCCAGCCGACTTTCATCTTGTCGGTCTCCGTCGCGGTCGCGGCGGCGGTGCCGCCGACTTGCG